GCCGGAACAAATTAATTTAAAATTCTAATGAAACTGACTCTGAGTTATAGGCCATCAAACCAGGAAAGAAATTGCCCAGCTGTAGAACCGATTAGCACAACACTGGGCAAATCTCTTAGAGAGTTCACCAATTTTGTGATATGTTGAAGACAAGGGTTCAGGTCCCATGCTGTCAGTTGATGCTCCACCGAAAAAGCTTCTAGCCCCATTGCTCCTTCCAAGATGTCTTCTGCTTGTGTTTCTTTGAAATAATCTAGAAAATCCTCAAAAGTATCATCATCAGAGCCCTCTGCAAAGTCATCACCATACTCAATAATCATCTTATCATAGTCAGCCTCCGTTTGCTGAACATCCTCATTAAGTCCCATCCTCTCAGCAATCCGATACATTGGAACCATTCTAGAGACCTTCTTACAGGCCTTCGCTATTGACCTCACCTGAGATCCTTGAACAGAGTTCTCACTGTACTTTGTAAACAACTCTTTCAAAGCACGTTCTGTGGGTCGAGTCCTAGACAACCAGCACTCCATAAGATCAGGGTCATCAAATCCCCGACTAGAATGATATTGATTTGATTTAACATCTGGTGGACTCATATACCAGAAAACTGACTTGTCTTGATTGGACAATTTGATGACTCGATTTCCCATGTGATCTGTTAGCCCGACAGACCTCAAGTTTAGCACCTCGACATGCCCGTGATTTATTTGATTTATTTGCCGAGTCTTGAACATCTCTTTAGCATGGTATTCCTCACCCTCAACTGTGATCACTCCTCCAGGTGTCATCTTTGCTAAACTTCCAAACCGCTTCCTGATGAGAGTACCGCTATTATCATATTGACCATGAGAGTAATCATCAGGCCTCACCCAGATTGTGGCTGAGTCAATTTTCTTCATGAAGTCCACCAACGGCATCTCACCAATCATTAGCCGCACTTTCAGCAGTAATGAATCTAGCCTCTGAGACCCAGTGCTGGAGGAGCTCTTATCTGGACTTGATAGCATTGCATAACTAGTCCTTAGATCGGTCAGAAACAGATCATATATGGACTCTTTGTTGACCTGATCAGTGTGATGCAAAATCTCATACCACCCTTTCATCCTATCTTCTAACCTAGACACTTGATCCATCAAACGAGGGGATATGACTGGGGCATATTCAACAGTCAGTGCTTCCCTGAGCAGATGATCTGAGTCTGTGGGCAAGGACTCTCTTGTTGTATAATGGGCATATGGAGAAATGTTATGTCTCATTAACACATCCAAACTCTGCCCATACTGATTTACGACCCCTCGTGCCAACAATTTAACAGACCTCATAGAGCCAGAAGCTGATTCTATGTATCCATACAACTGAGCCAAATCTTCATATGGGGAGGCTTCTAACGTGTCCATGATGTTCTCTCTAAAGAATGGGATATCTTTGCATAGTTGATTCCAGAGAAACCTCACTTGATTTCTGCTTAAATGCCTCTGAGGTCTCGCGAACCACACTTCCAATAACACAGACTTCATTTCTCTGATGTGGTCTCCGACTGAGTAGTATGGGGAAACCCACTGATATCTCAATCTCTTCTTTCTTTTCAGGGGAACAGCCACTAAGGGTCTATCAATCACATGGTCTATAAGATGGAACTGTTTCCACATTGGGAATAATGACTCCTTTGGTACTTCTTTAGCCGTTTCCATGATCTTCACTTTCTTTGCTCTGATTGTCCTCTTAAAACTAGAGTCCTTGTCTCGGAACATGGCTGAGTACATCAAGTATGGGGTCAATCTCACAGAGTCAGTCCTACTAAGCCATGTCATTGAGGCTACTAGGGCAGGATCAAGTGCCACAAATCTCATTTTCTTTAAGGCATCTGGCACTGACCTGGTTCCAAGAAATAGCGTCTTGAGAAACTCTGGATCCACATAATCCGCTCTCTTCACACCCTCAAGACCTAATCTTGCTTTCATTTTATGGTACTTTCTGGATGGGTACATCGTATACATGACACTCTCCAAGTCATCCTCATCTGTCGGTAATCCGAACCCAGCCAAGTGATGTAGTAATGATGCTGAGCTAGTTGATTCTTTTGCGGATCTCCAGTTCACATAAGTACCATCCACCAATCCTGCGCAAATGGGAGTCAATATCGAATAATACCCGAGTGGTGTGATTTTTTCCCTGAATAGGTCATCAAAGACCTCTGCGGTCATCCAGGGCATTGTCCCAACTCCCAGGTTCATGTAGTATGAGAATGCTTGACAGACTGAGGACCATGAGCACAGATCACCTGACCCCCCGTTCTCTCTTAATTGTCTAAGTTGGGAATATAAAGATGAGATCCTCCTCCCCAAACTTTCTTGCGGATTATCGTCACAAACCCTAGCCACGAACTTAATTAATGGGCTGCTCACGCTATTCCCGACATAAAACTTCGAGTTAAACTCAAATAGATCAGTCATGGAGAAAGTACTCTTCTCAAAACTGGTGCGAACACCGAATAACTTGTCAACAGAGTGTTTCAATCTTGGCCAGATTTTGTAAAAGTCCCAGGCAGCCTTATTGGCAGATCTTTTATTCCCACAAAAACTTGTTAAAATTCCCTCATCATCTGATGAAACTTCAAAGCTCATAATGACCTTGACATCTGGCTTGTTGAAAATCTGCTTAGTTACTTGTGCTAGATACTCAAGATGCATTAAGTGATAAAAACTAGATGGATAATGAAGGATTCCTTGCATCATGTCTGATTTTGAGTATATGCATGACCCAAATTTGTGGATTAAAGGATCATTCCCGTTCAGAAACCCTTGCTTGAGTCGGTTGACAGAAGGGGTTGACAATTCTGAAACTGGATTGTTCATGAACATATGCAACAACTCAGATGGTAATTGCAAGGATTTCCTTCGATGCAATGATAATATATTATAAGCAAAAGTGTGGAAAACTTTGGGTAGAACAGCTGTGCACATGTCCATAAATTCATATAAAGAGAACAATTGTGCCCAATTTGTCATATCCCCAGAGATCTTAGCAGTGGTAAAACCTTCATAGGACCCTGATTTCACTTGTGAGAAATGCTCTCCAATAAATTGATCTTTGGTTTTATCGTTTGTCAATTTCTCAGAGGGATGCAGTTCACACAAACATCTAAACAAATCCGAAAAAACTCTGATTGCCATCCTCCCTCGGATTGTCAGCACATAAATCTCTCTCACCCCGCCGATCTGATTCTTTTTAAACAAGCTAACTTGTATGCGATTCTCCTCCTCCTGCTCTATTCCAGTTAAGACGGTGTCGATGTTCAATGCTAAGTGATGGTCTGTGAAACTCTCTCCCAACCTCAACATTTGCTCAAGACACTTTGATCTCAGTCCAACATCATCTATCTCATCTCCATCTTTAGTGACAGTCAACTCTGATTTGTATGGGATTGTGCTGGATTTGGTTGTCGCCATCTCTTCAATGGTGGTTCTCAATAAGAAGCGAAGAATCTCTGTTTCGGAAATTTTATCCCAATTTTTCACATCCCAACCTTGGAGTGAGCAAATTTTCTCTTTGATTAATTGTGCTGACTTACCAATGACTGAGCGAGAGTGTTGAAATTCATTCAAGTCATCAGGGTTAATGTCTCCAGACACACTCATCTTGTCATAGTCTTGATTGGAGTTCTCAAAATCAGCTCGTTGATATTGACGTTTGCACACTTTATCCATCATCTTGACTGCCCCATGCCCATAATTCATCTCATTCTTATTGTGCAGCATGCACATGTAACTGGCTAAAAGCATCTCATCTGGACCTATGATCCTAAACCCGAATGGTGTGTCAATGGGTTCAGACAAGATTCCTTGCTCGTAGTCTATATGTTCCCCAGAAGGATCGGATCGATCATCTTCAGCGAGGTCCTTCTCTGCGACAGTTTTGAACACCCGGTTGTGTAGATCCTCTGGGATTCTATCATGGGCTATCATCACCTTCTGGTACAGAAACACCATCAACCTAGTCCTTATATTGTCCGTAAATTTCCCAATGACTTTCCTAGACAAGTCTTTGCTGTTGGGCATGCCTGAGAAGAGTTGCATGTAATAATATCTCAGCTGTTGTAAATTCTGGCTGGTATTGTCTTTATCCTCTAGCAATATTAATGTTGCGATTCTCAGAGGGCGTCGAATCCTCAGGTACATTTCTTGACAATCTATCCCATGGATCCCTCCCCCAATCTGCTCTGATAGCAACCCAAATAATGATAGGACTTGTGGAAACACACCTTGGAGATGCTCAAGTTTTCTTTTAGTTACTGACACAAAATCAGTCCTATGCCAGTTGTCACCTAGGGCAAATGTTTTCTCGAAGATGTTGTTTCGACAAGGGTCTCCTTTGTAGAGCACAAAGAAATGGCATGGGGACCCTTCAGAACCTGACATTCTGGTTGTCCTGATGAACACATAAGCCTTGATGCCTGACACCCGACGACAGATAAAGTTCTTTGCATCACCCATGTCTTTAGGATTCCTTGACATGTTATATGCCACTTCTCTTGTGATAAGCTCTAGATTGTAGACTTGTCTGAACATCTTTTCTCTAGCTAATAAGTGCACTGAATCATGAATACTTGATGGCAAAGTGCTGAGAGACACTTTCTCCACGATCTCTAAAATTGGAACCGGGGGTCTAGACATAATGAATAATGGGTCCTCATCCACATACAAATCAATATCATGCACATCAGATCGAATGTCGATATCAATCTTGGAAGACGTTTCTAGTGCTTTAATTGTGGGGTTACCTGACACAGACAATTCCTTCTTGATCACCCCTCTCATTGCCAAATGCTCCCGATCACCTTGGCTCAGTCTAACCCTCACCTCATCATGATTCAGTCTGTAGTTATCACGTCGTTTTGCTTCACCTTGTGTCATGGTTGACATTTCTTCAAGTTTATCAAAAGGCATAGATTCTCTGAACTCCAGGCCTGAACAAGAATTGATGATATAATCATAAACATCATGTGTTTGGAATATGGGGAATGGTTCTTCGCCGTCATCAGGAATCATCATTGGGTAATGAACTACTGTTGTCTCATTTTGGATGTTTCCATTTGAGTGCCTATTGATGAATGAATCCCAAGATTCTAGGTCCTTTTCATAAGTCCCATTTCCTAATTTGAAATTTGAACTGGTCTCAACTTTCCCAATACATTTTTTATCTAGAGCACCTTCCACCTGTATTGGCTTCATACTCAAAAATTTTGATCGGAGTTGATCCACTAGCTCAGATTCCTCATGTGACGAGAACGCTCCGTATTTTGATTCAAACTCACTCTTGATTTTTAATCCTAGTCGATAAGCGCTGGTTAGCTTCATGCGATTGTGCCCTGCTGCCATGGGGCCATTAATTGTTAAAACAGTCGTAGGTGTCACGATGAGAACTTCCATTCTTTGGACTAACTCTGACTCAATCAAAGAACTGTATTTCCATGCTTTATTGATGAGCACTTGCTGGGCAACAGCTTCATCGTTCCATCTGGTGGTCCCAATCTCTATGATGTCCACCCCATTCTCGGTGTGCAGCACGATGTCTGGTGTGAAGCCACCAACCTCTTCGCTTTCAGCGATGTCAGTTAAACAGCACTGAACCAAATTATGTGGCAATCGATCAACCTCTCTCCTTTGTAAAATCACCGGCTCGTTAACTTTTCCACCAAACACAGTTGAAGCGTCTCTCACTTCCATACCGAGAATGAGCTCCACAGCCTCCCTATCATCCATAAAGCGGTAATTCAAGCTCAAAGCTCTAATTGGAGGTAAGGGGGTGACACCATTCGGAGAGAAATCTAGTTTAGCTGTGCTCTCAAAGTTTTCATTTAAATTCATGTTCCGAC